AGCGATGGACGCAGCGTACTGCTTCCACTCAAACTCGGCCGCCGAAATGCCTTCTTGCGGGGTCAAAGCAATCGTGTCGTAGCCCGAGTACACACCAACGGTGCTGTTCTCACCGTAGATGAGGGGCTCAACAATCTTGGTGCCGCCATCGACCATGCGAAGGCGACCGTTCTCCATGAGATGGTTGGTAAGGGGACGTGCATTGAACACGTTGTCGGTCAACTGATCACGGTAGTTCGCAATCGTTGTTGACAACAGTTCGTCAAAGTTGCTGTTTCCAGCCATGGTTTACTCCTAATGGATCAAGTAACGCCGTACTGCCGCTTCGCAGCAGCCCAAGCGTCAGAAACTGAACGGATCGGTGACGTATCTTCCAAGCCTTGCTCCGCAGCCGAAGCCCCGCCCGACACAATCCCGGCCTCACGCTTCGCATCCAGCACCGCCTGCTCCTGAGCAGTACGGTCACCCGCCAGACGTTCAGCCGCTTGAACCCGAGACATCAGCCGGTCAAAAGCCAACTGCTTGTACACGGCCTCCAGATTCGCGGAACCCTCGGCTAACGCCTTGGCTACCACTTCCTGAGGGTCGAAATCATCACCGTATGTGGTTTGCAGCCGAGAAACCTCAGCCTCCAAACGCTGGTACGCACGTTCCTGTTCAAACTGTGCGATCCGGCTATCAAGTTCCTTGACACGTGCGGCAACTGGATCGTCCCACTCGGCATCCCCAGCATCCTCGGCTGCCTGATCGGCAACCTGCTGGGCCTGAGCCTTCGTCAAACCATAATGGGTTTGAAGAAGATCAATCGTCCGTGCAGGATCGTTCTCCAAAGCCTGTGCCACAGCACTTGCCCACTGGAGGCTCTGTTTTTGCTGCGCCAATTCCTGCGTCTTACGGGTATAATCCGCTTGACGACTGTAACCGGCCACCGCCTCAGACAACGGAACCCGCACGTCCTCACCGTCAACTTTGACGACCACATGATGGTCGGCAAACTCGTCAACATTTAGGGTTGGTGCATCCGCCTGTACTTCGACGTTTCCGCCCACATCTTCGACTTGTCCACCATCCACTTCAACGGGGGCGGGGTCTACCACGGGGGCATCTGTTATTTCACTCACTTAGAGTCCTTTCGGTTGCTCCTAATAATAGAGAAAGATCGTTACCTGCGTCCGTTACGGAACCGGATAAACACCTCTGCCGTCCCCCACGTAATCGCAGATAACACGCCAACAATCCAAGCCGTCACAAGCAACAAGACTTGGAAAGTTCTTTTCACCACTTCACTTTGTCAGCCCAATAAGCAGCCGACATTTTCCCTTTAGCAATATTCTTCGCATGACGGGCCTTGAACGACTCACGTCGTTTCCGATACGAAGCAGACTCACCAGATTTACTAGGAGAACCAGACACGCCCTGCTGCCCAAACCTGATGGTCTTGATCTTGTCGCCCTCTTTAGCAACAACAATATGAGACTTCGTTGGGTGATTCGGTGTTCGCTTCGGCTTGTTGTAGCCGTCAACACCAGCGGCCTTCAGCCTTGGGTCTTTCTCAGCCATCAGTAATCCATGTTGTTCCGACGAGCCTGCGACCTCTTAGCCGCAGTCTTCTTCGCCGGAACCTTCTTAGCGGCAGCCTTCTTCGCTGCGGCCTTACCAGCCTTCGTGTACGGATACTTCTTTCCACCAACCATTGGCATGGTTATCTCCTAACTGTTCGGAAGGGCAACGCCCATACGAGACGACAAAGCAGCAAGAACTGCGGGATCAACACCCGACAACTCCATCGGGTTAGCGGCAGGCGGAGCCGCCACACCCGCCGGACCAGCCGGGGGCGGCTCCGACATCCCCGGCGGCAACGGGCCGGGAAGACCCGCCGGACCAGCCGGAGCCGCACCCTGAGGTGCGGGAGGTGCAAGAAACTCAGCCGGATTCTTGATACCGAACCCGAACTGCAACACGTGAGCGGCAAGCCGCTCCACGTTCACCACACCAGCAGAAGCAAACGGAGCCATCGCATCCACCATCTGCAACGCCATCTGGCGACGGAACGACTCATTGTTCGGAGCAGTCGAACCAGCCTCCACCTCAAAATCAAACTCGCCGCTGATGTAATCACGATCAAACGTGATCCACATCGGCACACCATCAGAACCAGTCAACCGGGCAACCTGCTCACCAGTCATGTACTGCTGCGCCAAAGCAACCATCCGAGACGCAACCTCTTGGATCGCACCCTCAATCGTCGCCAACTTGTCAGCAGCACGCGCATTCGCAGCATCCTGCATGATCGCAGCCTCCGTCGCTGTGCGACGAATCTCCGGCAGCGCACCACGCTGATACTCCGACACACCCGTGATCTGCTCCACATCACCCTGAATCAACTCAGACTGGTTGTAGAACTCCGGCGGAGTAATCACCGCCGGGAACGGAGCAACAACATTCGTCAACGGTTCATCGGACATCACAGGCACAAGCACATTGTCGTAATCCGACTCCAACGCGCCACGCCCATCAGAATCAAACGCCGACTCTTTGAACAAATACTTACGGGAGAACCGCTTACGATGATTCATCATCTGTGTACGAGTTTCATTCAACTCGCGCTGCAACGGCTCAATCGCTTCCAAATCACCCAACGGATAGAAATGATCCGGAACGTCATAGTTACGGATCATCACAAACGGATGACCAAACGCATACGGCATCTTCTTCGGAGGGATCAAGAACTGGTCGCCGCTGTCAGCAAACACTGACATCGTCTTCGACCGAAGATCGTAAAACTCCCAAATCTCACAATACGAATGGTTGTCATCGTGGATGCGCCGCTTACCCGGCTCATCCACAAACCGTGAACCAGCAGTCGGAGCAACCTCTTCACGCACCTTCTTCGCATAACGCTTATCGGCACGCACCTCAGCCAACGGACGACGGATACGTTGTGCGATCCATTTCAAATCACGCATCGACGTAGCATCAGGATCAATAAACACATCGTACGGGGACACCCGTTCAACAAACGGGCGGTCCTCCGTGATCACAGTGATCGACGTAGACTCGCCACCCTCTTGATCATCCGAATACTCATCGGCCTCAGCAACCCGCTGCTCTTCCACATACCGGTAACCACACTTCAACCAGCCATGGCCCGTCACCAAAAAGTCTTTTACGGCACGACGAAACTCGGGCTTCACCTTGTAATGCCGCCACCAATAGTTGATCACCGCTTCCGTGATGATCGCCTTTGGCGCATCATCCGGCTTCGTCGCATTCACCGCAATCTTCGGATAGTTCACCGACACGGACGGCGCAATCACGTTCACCGTAGAGAACGCAATGTTGACCAGCAGACGATCCTCATCGGACGCATACTCGTAATGACGGCCACGGTACATATCGACAAGACGTTTCCACGTGCTGTCATACGCCTCCTCACGTCGCCACCGCTTAGAAGCATTCAGATGCTTCCGGAACTTCGCCAACTTGTCGGCGTTACTAGGGCGAGCCATCAGAGTTCACCCGGCTGCGCCAACCAAGCCTGAGCCGTACGAGCCGCAAGGTTCCACACAGCAACAAGACCAGCAACAGCAGCAGCCTTGAAGAACGAAATGTCAACAACAGCAGCGGTCAACGGCGCAGCCGTTGCCCCCGCAACAAACGTGGCAGCAGCCCGCTTCAACGCTTCACGATATTCCATCATCTCTCCTTACGGTCCAGATGCCACTCAATATGGTCATCAACTCGTTCCGACACGTGATCAACTTTCCGGTCAATCTGATGCAACAAACTGGCATTCGACGCATGATCCCTGTTGTTCTCACGCCTAGTGCGTTCAATCAACGCCACCAGCACACCGCTGGGGGCGGCCAACGCAATAACGATCTGCGCCCACGTCGGCATCTCACACCCACTTGTTCCCGATGTATTCGATGTTGCGGCCCTCACGCTTCGCGGAATCAATGATCTCCCGCTCCTGCTCTTTGATCGTCTTGTCGTGAAACATCTGCTGCCCCTGCTGGAAACCGAACCGGATGCTCCCCACATGGCATTTGAAACACACCGCCCCACGCTTCGGAATCACATCAAACGTGAACGTACGGCCGCATTCCGTGCAATTTAGAGAACCCATCACTAGATAGCCAGATCGTTACCTGTTGGAACGGGCGTTGTGCGCGCCGATTGGCACCCTTTTGAACGCAGAATCCTCATCAATCTGAAAACGCTCAAACCATCCAAGACTGTACTTCGGAAGATTCTGTTCGCCCCGATACTCCGGCAACCACACATACTTCAACATTTGCCAACAGATCGCCAAAGACATCACACGGTCATCATGCGGAGAACCATGCGTCCGACCATTCTGATCCCTGATAAAAGCCTTCAACTCCGCCACAGTCCGAGAACAATAAATACCGATCTCGCTATCACGAATAGCCGCAGACAACTCATCAATAGCCAACGGCTTCGTAGCCGAAGTTGTTCGCCAACCCAACGTCTCCGTAGCCTCCGGATTCCGCTGCTGCAACTTGCGGGTACGGTACAGATTCCTGTACCCGTACCGCTGCGCCGCCTTCAACGTCGTCAACCCATGGTTGTTGTTCTCAATACCCAACAGCCCCGTGTTGTACAACCAGCCGATCTCACACAACAACTCGCCAAACAAATCCGGTTCGATGTGCCCATGCCAATGGGCAACAACATCCCCAGAATGGGCATCAACCACATGACACGACGAATAGTCGCCATGACCCAAACCCTCAGCCACGTCAGCCCCCAACACATACACACCCTGAGGCTCCGGTTCCGCCCACACCGCGAACTCGCCATCACCCGACTGACGCAACTCTGTATGCTTAGGGGAGAACGTGTGCAAATAGCCACGCCACGGCTCCTGAGGTTCGATGCTGACCAGACGGTCAACATCAAACACGGGGTTACCAGATTTGATAAACGCCTCTTCCGCTGAACGCGGATACTCCTGATGTAACTGCCATGACGGCATCGACTTCAACTTCGACGCATACCAATCATCATCACGATCACCAGCAGACCACGGGAAAAACAAACCAGAGAAACCATTGTTCCCAGACTCCGCACCAACCCACAACTGGTGGAAAAAGTTCCCAGAACCATTCGCCGTACTGAGACAGATGACACGACCACCCACGTCAGCAATCGGCTCAATCGAAGCCCACGCCTCCTCAGGGTTCGGCAAGAACGCCATCTCATCCACAACCACCAGATACACCGACTCACCACGGGCAGGATCATTACCACTAGGAAGAGACTCAATCGCAGACTCATTAGCAAACGTCATCTTCAACTGGTTATCCACAACCAGATCAGGGCCACGTTCTTTCATCCAGTCCGGCAAAAACTTGTACCCATACTTCGACTTCTGCAACAACTTCGCAGCCTCACGCTCAGTGCGAGACAACATGACCACAAACCGGTCACCAAAAAAGAACGTCAACCAAAACGAATACGCAGCAGCAACCGTAGAAAAACCAATCTGACGGGCTTTGAGAACAACCGAATAACGGTTGTTCATCCAATGATCAATCGTGTCTTCCTGCGCTTCACGCAAATCAAACTTGATACGCCCATCCTGAGGATGTTTGATATGCCAATAGTTCCGGCAAAAATAGGCGAACCCCTCGGCCGGATCATCCCCGCCGACGCATCTGCGCCACTCACGTTCATTCAACAGTTCGTCTAAGTTCAACGGGGCACCCTGACCGAATAGTTAGTGTTCCGACGGAACGGCGACTTACCCGGATGTTCCAACTGGATAGGACGGGTCTTCACCAACGCATTCCAATACGTCCCCTCGTTCTTCCACAACGCACCCAAATAACCGCCCTGACCAGCACCCTCAGCGTCCCGCAACACGGTCCGCAACCTGATCGCAGACTCGCCAGAAACACCATCAGAAGTCGACTCCCTGAAGATTGTTCGCAGGCGTTCCGCCGTGCTGGAGCCCTGACCTGAACCGGTCAGAACACCAAACGTCTCCCTAAGGGTCGAAGCCTGATCACCGGTCGTTGCACCACCTTGCCCTGTAGCGGTCCTGAATGCCCCCAGAATCGCATCAAACGTCGATCCGGACGTACCGGACGACACAGTCGTCTGGAACGTCTCACGAAGCCTGAGAGTCGTTTCAGAGGAAACACCGGCAGTAGCAGCCGAACCAAACGTCTCACGCAAGAATGCGGCAGCCTGAGAGCCTTCAGCGAACTCGTCAACAGTTTGGAATGTTTCCCGCAACCGGACAGCAGAAGAACCACCAACACTGGTTTCCGCAGCAGACCTAAGAACAGTACGGACACGTGTCGCCGCCTCAGAAGACGACGACACCCCCGAAGCCGAACGCAACACAGTACGCAGCCGCACAGCAGCAGAAGACCCAACACCAGCCCCGCTAGCGGTGTCCGACACGGTTCTGAGACGGGTCGCAGACGACCCGCCAACACCAGAACCAGAAGCCGTCACCTCATAGACAACCGTCCCCCAATAAGACTTGTTGCCCCCATACTCAATGCCGGGATCAGCGTAAGCGTTCTCTACCGATTCCTCATAGTAAAACGACGACTGGTCATAATCAGCCCCAGCATCGTTATACAGCACGTCGGCCATAACGGCCTCAGTCGTCTACGCGAATCATGAAGTTCAAAACAAAATACGGTTGAACCACATCAACATCGAAAGCCGTACCGTTACCCGTGCTGCCAGAAGTCACCGTCGCAGGCCCATTAGTCGACAAACCAGACTTGTCGTTAGTGGAGTAATTCGACTTGTCGTTCGTTGAAAGACCAGTCTTATCATTGGTAGATAAACCAGTTTTGTCACTCGTATCGAATGCAGGCTTGTTTGACACCCCGCCGGAAATCGTGATATCCGGAGTTTTGCTATCGGTAGTAAAAGTGGCTGCGTCAGTTGTTGC